GGAATAGGTGTTGGTATGGTTGAGAGAAGGATTCCTGCTTTACTCCAAGAAGTTTTTGGTGGTGGCCTTTATGAAGAGTGCATTCCTGGCAAAATACCGATTTGGAGATGGCAAGTAGCTGGAAGAATGTCTGTATTTAAGATACTTGAAGAAATTGCTCCATATCTAATTCTTAAGCAAGAACATGCTTACGCTGTAATGGAATTTTGTGAAGAATGGCATACTCCATTCAGCAGACAACAAGGCGTAGGCAAACAGGAACTACAACGGCGTGAGGATGCGTATCAAAGATTACGTAAGCTCAATGCAGTTGGAGCAGCCGCAACGACTAAACAAGAAAGCATCCGAGAGGGTGAAGTGATAGTCTGAACTTGCAGGAAACTGCAAGAGGGCAACCCGAAGTGGTCGCCCCGCCCGAAAGGGTCAGTAAGCAAAAGCTGAAGTAACAGAAATTGGGACTCGTTGAAATAACTGATATAATTGCAGATACGCATGAAGACCCAGTTCTTCAGGAGGCGATTGCAGTATCAGGTGAACAGGCGGCAAAGACCGTTGAAACCCTTCGGTACAACGTACTAAAGGCTTGCACCAACGTCTTCTATGCAAATAGCGTAGCCGCAAGGACAAGTGTAGTAGCAGTAATTGACCGGGCAACGCAGAGAAAGATAGTTCGTGCTTTACAGCGTCAGGAGGCTCAGTTTATTACGTCCGTTGTTAAGTCAACCCCGTCATTCAATACAGAGTCCGTACTGCCCGCTTTTGTTGGTGTAACCCATACCGACATGACAAGCGATATTCGTGGCATGACAGGATTCACTTCTGTGGCAGACTACGGGAAACAGAGCGCATGGGAAACCGAAATCGGTTCTTGTGAGGATGTTCGTTACATTAAGTCAACTATATTCTCGCCTTATGAGGATGGTGGTTCTACAGTTACAACCGGCAAACTTACCACAGCCGGTACGAGATGTGATGTCTATCCCGTAATGTACTTCGGTAAAGACGCTTATGGCATTATAGCTCTGAAGGGTAAGTTCGCTATTACCCCGATAGTTATTAATCCCGTTCCGTCAAAGTCAGACCCGTTAGGCCAGAGAGGTTCTGTATCTTGGAAGACTATGCAGGGTACGGTTATTCTTAATGATTCTTGGATGGCTGTTCTTGAAGCGGCTTGCACTGATTAATATGATTCAAACGACTTATACACGCTACTCGCTCATCCTAACCGAGTAGTCAGCGACTCATAAAAGTTTAGGACAGGACAATTATTAAAGGAGAAATTAACATGGCTTATAAAAAATTTGATGATGCAGACCCTAAAGTGGACAATTCTTCCAAGAAGGTATATGGAGCATTTCCGCAGGAAGCTATACGCAGGGCAATACAGGGAATTACCAACAGAGTTTGGGCTGGTACTTCTGGAACGGCAGGACAGCTTCTTTCAGGGTCTTGCGGTATAGGTGGTAGTGCCGGTTTTAAAGTAGGTTCTGGACTGTATCTTGTAAGAGATGGCGTTTTAAGTACTCTTGCTACACAGGACAACCTGCTTTTCAGCGAGTTAGGCACAATGGGTACTAACACGGTTGCAAAGTTCCTGATTTGTTCAGAAGACGGAACTTCGGCAACTTGTATCGGCCCCGGCAATGTGGTTGATAAAGGCAATTATGCCTCTGCGACACTTGCTGCTGCTGCTGCAAAACTGCCTGATTTACCAGATGGTGCTGTTGCTGTTGGATATGTCACGCTTCATGCTCCTGCTGATACGGTTCTTATTCTTACCGATGGTGCTTCTACTGCTGCTGCAAAGCTCGGTTATGCTATCGGTGGTGGAAGCACGGCAGGAACGGCAACCTATGTTCAGTTAGTGAATATGCCGTTGGATAAATAATTAAAAAACGAGGGAGTGTAAAAAGCAATGTCCGACAAAGAAAAGGGCGCGAAGGATCCGGAATCGCTCAACGGAAAAGAAGGCGCGAAGCAGGAGGAGACGCCACCCTCCAAAGAAGTCAT